CTCGATGAGCTTGCCGCATCCTACGAAGATACACAAGAGATGTGCAATGACCCGCTCTTGCGAGCGCATGCCGCCGCTTGTGTCGGCGCAAAGCACGGCGAGCAGTTCGCGCAGTTCATCAAGCTGACCAGCAAAGTCGGCGATGTCGGCAAGATGATCGAAGAGGCGGACACTTGTCGTATACCAAATGAGATCGACATCAAGTGGCTCATTGCTTGCCGTGCGATTGTGCTTGCCACCAAAGAAAACCTGCAACAAGTTCTTGTCTTGACTCACCGCTTGACAGATGAGTCAAACAAAGATAGTCAATTACAGGCGATGGAATCCTTTGTTGGCAACACGATCAAGCGGCGCAAGCCAGACTTGATGCGGACAAAGGCCATGATCGACTGGCATGTTAAACACGGCGATGCACTCTCCAGCTGAACTACTAAACCAGATCTTGAACCATGAACCCCGAAACCTGCTAACACAGCAGGTTGAGGGGATCATTGAAGAAGCGATCTGGTTTAGCAGATGGTTGGAGAAAATGAATTGTTCATCCCACATGAGACGAGAAGGCTACTACTATCTAGTATCTGACGAAGTCTATGAGCTATGGACACAGCATCACAAGACACTGAAACAATTAGCAATACAGCATAAGTATGAAAGCAAAAGAAATGATAGACAAAGCGATGCTAGTCATCGCAAATCACCACGACTTCTTCGCGCCAGCCGCGTTGGCTATGCCGTGGCAGGAGTGTCGGGATATCCCGACAGCATGCACGAATGGTGAGCGTGTGCTTTACAATCCAGAGTTTCTGGAGTCACTGCCACAGCCAGCCGTTGTTGGACTGATCATTCATGAGATCGCCCATCCGTTGTTGGGACATCTCGAACGGAGCAAGCACATGGAACACAACACAGCCAACATCGCGTTCGACTACGAGATCAACAATCTCATCGAAGTCTACAACAAAGATGCCGCTCGCAAGATCATCCTTCCAGCAGATGCGTTTGTCGATGTCGCCAAATACAAGAACGAAGCTGGCGAAGTAGTCTACAAGAAACTGATGGACGAGAAGAAGAACAATCCGCCACCGCCACCACCGCCCAAAGGCAAAGGCAAAGGCAAAGCTGACAGCGGAGGCGACAACGAAGGCGAGAGCGAGAGCGACAACGATGGCAAAGGCAAAAGCAAACCATCGTCAAGCGGTATGTTCGAGCAACCATCTGGCAACTCTGACAACAAGAGCAATGTCGAGAAGCGCTGGCGCGAGATCCTGTCCAGCACATTGCAGACTGCGAAGTTGCGTGGCACTGCCAGTGCTGAACTACTTCAGAAGTTCTCATCCATCATGGAGCCGCCGCTCAAGATGCGCGACCTTCTAGAGAAGTATGTCTGCGAGTTCGCCATGTCTGACGACAGCACAAAGTCCGACAAGCGTTGGCTTGCCAACAACGATATGTGTGTATCTGGCATGGAGTCCGAACGCCACGGCACTATCATCTTTATCAAAGACACATCTGGTTCTATCACTGACGACATCCTCAAGACATCCTGTTCCGTGATTCAAGATGCTGTCAACACACTCAACGCATCCCGCCTCATTGTTCTCGATGTCGATGCAGAAGTCTGCGATGTGCAGGAGTTCATGCCCAACGAAGATATTCCATTGACTTGCAAAGGTCGCGGCGGCACAGACTTCCGACCCGCTTTCGATTGGGCTAAAGACAATGCGTCCGATGCTCGCGTCCTCATCTATCTGACTGACGGATGGGGGGAGTTTCCCACAGATGTTCCAGACATCCCAACCCTCTGGCTATCATGGGATCGTGACGAGTCCGACTATCCGTTCGGACAAGTCATTCCACTTTCGGTATTGGCTAACGCCACCGCATAACATAACTGACGGGGGAAGCGCATCCGATCACGCTTACAACTCTGCAGTAAATACTGCAACTAAACTAACAAACTGAAATACACTATGAAAATCAAAGAAGTAATCAATGCCGTTATCAACGACAACCCACACAATTGCAGCTCGTCCGTCCTCCGTTGGTATGGTAAGAGCAAAACGCTGTTGTTCCTGCACAAAGATCAATGGGAAGTAGCACTACTCAAGTTCGACAATGTAATCTTCTTCGAGAAGAACAGAGTCAATAGCGTCATGCATAGACACAAAGACCGCTACGATTACAACCATATGTGGGGCAAACTGGCACATGAGGGCAATCTAATGATCGACTTGTATGAGACGATCAAACCAGCAGTCGATACTCGCAAGACTATTCCCAACAACTATGTGTTGTTGCGTAGCTTGATCGACCATGTTGTTCCCAAAGATCAATTAGATCTGTATTGGAAATACACATGGCTCATGCCACTATGTTCTTATGCACAAGAGCTGAACAAAGATACCATCAATGTCGATCTAGCATTGGCAGACATGACATTCAATGAACACTTCAATAAGTTCAAGGACTTCATGCAGTCGTTCAACTCGATAGCTGTCGATGGCAACACAGAAGAGAAGCGTGATGCACTAGAGACTTTCTTTAGGGATAGTCAGCTACTGAACAATAACTTTAGTAAATACAAAAAGCTAGAGTATTATCCTTACACAGCTGGTGATTACATCCACCGCAATCACATACAGGCTATCTTGCCGACTTCTAATGTAGGCAACGCACAAGAATTCTGGAATGCAGATCTAACAAATCGTAGAGCTGATTGGGCTTACAACGAAGCGTTGTTCCACTTTGACAAGCCGCATAACTTACTGACCCATTGGGACTCACTGGTCAACATCTTCAAGATGATCGATCTACCAGAACCAGAAGTGTATGGCATCAAGTTCTGCGTAGAGAACATCAAGACACTCGCCGCTCTATTCGACACAGCCAAACAAGACTACACTCATCCGTTGGACTGGCTCAAGAATGAGAAGGAACAATCAGAGCCAGCGCAACAAGCAGTCGAGTCCTATCCTACAACCTTACTCGCCTAACCAATATGAAACTACTGACAACATCTAACTACAAGACACTCAAAGGAACTAGCAAAGGCTACGATACTTATGGCTTGCACATGATTCCTGCATCCCTATCTGGTAGAAATGTATGTGCTTCCAGTTCCGCTGGATGTCGGGAAGCATGCCTCAATACTGCTGGCAGAGGTGCGATGGGTTCTGTTCAGAACGCACGACTCAAGAAGACACTGCTCTTCTTTGAAGATCGTGACAAGTTCATGGGCTATCTCGCTGACGACATCGAAGCGGCAATCAAGAAGTCAAAGCGCAAAGGCATGACTCCGTGCTTCCGCCTCAACCTCACCAGTGATTTGATGTGGGAGAAGTATGGCATCATCGAGATGTTCGCTGACCAGATCTTCTATGACTACACCAAACACTTCACACGGATGCTACGCTTTATCAACGGAGGCTTTCCTGCTAACTACCATCTGACATTCTCTAGATCAGAATGCAATGATGCTGATGTAGCTAGAGTGCTTGCGGCTGGTGGCAATGTCGCCGCTGTGTTTGGCTCTCGTCTACCAGACACATGGATGGGAAAGCCTGTCATCAGCGGAGACGAAACAGACTTGCGATTTCTCGACCCGAAAAATGTCATCGTCGGGTTGACCACAAAGGGCAAAGCAAAGCATGACACAACGGGATTCGTTATCCATTAAGGCTATGAGTCTAGAACAAACCCTAACACTGATGCTCGTCACCTTCATCGTTGTCGTGGTGAGCGGCATCCTCAACAACGACGACGACGACCGCTATTGATGCCTGTATCCTGCACGATGGATACTGCGTAGCTTACCGCATAGTTGGAGCACTAACCTAACAAATAGAAACAAACATTATGAGACTCGGAAAAGTAAAAGTGCAAATAGAATATGTTGTCGATCTCGATAACGAAGAGATGGTTCAGCACGCCTTCGATGCGTTGTATGAAGATATGTGTGGTGCGTGTAAGTATGACTCCATACATGATGTGATAGAGATTACTGAGGAAGACCTAAGCCTCAAACAAGAAGACATACCAGAGTTCCTACTCGACACAGCTGAATAATTAAACTGAATGCGTAGCTTACCGCATAGTTGTAGCATAAACCACTAACAATAGAAAACAAACACTATGAAAACTGAACTACTAATAGATAATGTTATTGAACAGATCGAAGAGGATCTGTATTACAATGATCGTTCTGCAATCGTAGAGCTAATGTCATTCGTTCCAGAAGATAATCTGCTTGGGTATCTTGGAGAAAGATACACAAACAAACCCGCTACCCACAAAGAGCGCAAGACAGCAGAGTTTAAGCGGGAGATCCAAAGAATACAGAACTCCCTCCGTGACTGGAGGGACTCTGATCCAGAGGACAACGACGCACACTGGTATGCAATCATCGATGCGCTTACTGATGCAACAGGAGTTGAACCACAATAACACTAACCACAATAACAATATGAATCCAAGTGACGAAGCATATAAGTTAGCCGCATCATTCTATCTGTCATCTACACACGATGACTGGACTGGTGACAGACTACGCAAAGCAATACTCGCCGACATCAATGGCGACGACAAGCAAGCACTTGCTGACCAGCAGGAGCTTGTAGTGTGGGAACCCATCGAACGACACATCTGTGGCAATTGTTCTATGGACGATCCTAATGAAGAACTCAACGACCTCATTGAGAATCTTGCTATTGCTTTCATGCAGTTTGCTGAAAAGCATATCCCAAACCCTATCCGTAAAGTAGTAGTCGAACACAACATTCGACCACTCAACAATAGCGGAATCACCTATCCTGTTAAGATCATACCAGCAAAAGATTTTGGCAGTGATTTCAACAAGTATGTGGGGCTTACCCTCACTCACGAAGAGGGCATGACTGGTGATGGAACTTCTGTCAGTTATAGTCAAACCTTTCTACGCACTAGAAAATCAGATGAAGAACTCTTAAACGAATTCAACTAACCATATGAAAAACATCATGTTCGATCTAGCCGCCTCAATCATTACAGACAAAGACTTCTATGACTTGTCTGTCAGTGAACTTGTCGAAGCCGCAAGAAACAGACTTGACATTATTGAAGAAGAGAATAACACAGAAGCATTCGGATTCTGCGACGAGTATGAGTCCGACAAAGAATAACAATTAACTATATTACTATTATGAAATTTGAGAATATCAACCACCCAACTGTAGCCACCATTGATGTCAATGGTGTAGATGTATCCATTAAATCGCGGCCAGAGAAGAACAATGTAAGTGGGTGGGCAGTCATTGCCTTCACACCAGCATGCTCCATCAGATGCCAGAAGATACATCGTCAAGAACATCTGACGGCATTCTGTGAAGCTGTCGCAGCAGCGGCTGGTTCTTTTGACGAAGACGATGCGGACGCTATCTGTGCAGCTGTCCTTTCAATTACACTCAATCCCCCAATTGATTGATAGATATGAAAGAACACATAAGGATAGTAGACTCTATACTCAAAGCCACATCACTCTATTCTGGAATACAATACAAGACTCTGAAGCAGAAGAGTATAAAAGCATCCACTCTAATATGGAGAGACATCGCAATGTTTATCGCGACTATGATTGAAAGCGTTCATCCGTCAGATGCGGCGAAGGCTTTCGGCGTAACCAAAAAGACAATCATTGAATCAAACTTGAGAACACTAAAGTTCAATCAAGACAAACTCGATGAGATCTCGTCTGAGATATACGAGTTATCCAAATCATTAGAGGAAAAGAGAAGGGCTATCTAGAATAAGACTCTGCCCATATCAATCCAGCATTCGCTGTAGCATATGACATCCATACCAATGCCCACGGAATGTTGCCTTTAATGGCATAACTAATCCCGACTACGGCATACAATACCATTGCCATTGCTACAACGAATTGCTCGAAGCTCATTTGATTAGAGGTTAAGTGGAGCGAAGCGTGAGGGGAACAGGCGGTTGATCTCATCCTGCATGATGTTCAATCGTCTGATTCCTTCACCCCCTTCTTCCAACTGGAGCATGTCCTCAATGAATTTGGGAGACAAGACTGGCTTCTCAATCATCTTGTTCTGCAACAGCATGATCCTGCGCGGCCCCATCTTAATATCGGAACTCCGCATCAGAGACACCAGTTCTTTTTCGGTCATGCCGAAGCCCTTAACTCCACTGAGTCCACGAAGACCTTTGTAGATCTCCCCTTCAATTCGGACGCGAGACTCAACAAACTCTCTTGCGGCCTCACGGATCTGGCTATCTGGTATGCCTCTCTTACTCTTGGCAATGTTCTTCCGACTATCGAAGTCAGACCTCTCTGACATCTTGTCTTTAAGGAACCGCTCTGCCCGATCTTTCAGTTCAACTGGATAAGACTTGATCGGCTTGATAGCATCAAGAGCTATCGCGAGAGGCTCATATTGAGGATCGACTGCCACACCACGCGCAGAAGTGATTGCCCTATATGCCTTCTCAAGTGTCGGAGGAGTATAGACTTTCAGTAGGATATACTCTAGCGATTTACCGAAGATGTTTAATTTGTCTGAATCGTAATAGATCGGCTGTCCTGTAGAACTATCCTTGTTGTAGACCGTATCGAGAACTGCACCACTAAAGATTTGCATATCGAGATACTGACTCATGAACGCATTAGTAAATGAGACCATCGCGTCTACTGGATTTCCTCTGAAGATATTTTCTCCAGCGCGTAGGAATGGATCAATCACACTAGCGAATGGATTGAGGAAGGTGAAGTCCATAGACCTCAACTTTCCATCCCACGGATAGTAGAAGAAGGTATTGTCTCTAGAGTATTCGGGAACGGTTGAACGAAGCACTTCATCCTCATCCTCTCCGATGCCCATTGCCATTTGAATAGCTGTCGGAACAGCGGCGGACAATACTCCTAATATAGAAGTCATTCCCGTAAACCTTTTCCATCCACGGCTCACCATCACTGGATTGCCAGATCTAATTTCTGCCAATGCTTCTGTGTAAGTATTGTAAATGATCCGTGGAACCTCTGTCTTGAACCGTAAGAACGGAGCGATGAACATGCCCACAGTCCTAACGGATTCTCTGACAATCGGAGGAGCTTCAGAATAACTTTGAGCTGTAGCCTTAACTTTTCTAGCCGCTTCGTATTTGATTTCGTAATCAGAAAGTTTGGCGTAGAAAGAATCTGTTCGGCCCTCACGGATATCTGCTTCCTTTGCTTTGGTCAATGTGCTGACCTCATTCTCAAAGTATGCCATCTTGTAGAATCCGTCCACCGCTTGAGACAGTTCACTGAGTCTTGAGGTAAGTGGTTTGATGAACTCTTCCCCTTTGGCAGCGGCCATCTTAATCTTACCAGAGATCGTGTGGATCTCTTCGTTGATCCGCTCCATGTTAAACTTATTGGACAACATGTCCTTAACAAGATTGGCATTAAGCTCGTTGTTGAGAACACCTAACGAAATCAACTCTGCTTGATACTCATTGATCTCGTCTGGTCTCATAAACTTTTCGCCGACATACTTCAGATTCTTGAGCATCTTGCCGTATGTGTTGAACGAAACTCCTTGTGACGGAGCGAAGAACGCCATGTTGCCGATGATGTTTCTGAAGTAGAACGGAATTGATCCTAATGTTTTAACACCCAATGAAAGTCCAGTTAAGGAATTGAATGTGGTGACAACAGTGTTCACTGCTTGTTGTGCGCCAGTAAGGTTCTCATCTATAACTGGAGGAGTATACATGCGACGCATACCATCGACCATTTCTTTTGGCCCATAGTAATTGTATGTTGGATCGTATTGCCCTGCCAGTCCTTGAGGAACTTTCTCTTCTGTATCTGGAGTGTAAAGCTTTCCAGTTCTGATGTTAACATACTCCTGTTGCATCATCGGATTCTTTTTAATCCGCTCACGGAGATCGTCTTCTGTGAGGAGGAATCCATCTTGGACTGGTTCCCCATTCTCATCGAGAACTGGATTGCCATCTGGTCCAATGACAGGACGGAGTTTCGCCATGTCGATCAAGTTGTTGTAGAATGATTGGCGAGCAACCATTGTAGATACAACAGAGTAAGTGCGGAGTAGGTTGTTGAGTCCTTCCGTTTCTTGATCGTACTCGCCCAACAATTTACGGACGCTTGGATCGAGATCCGACTTCCTCCTAAGGTTGTCGATCAAAGACTTCGTCACACCTTTCGGCAGAGTTCCGACTCTCCCAATATAGTCTGGAGAATAGGAACGCAGGAACTGCGCCATGAATTGTGAGATGATAGCTGGATCGTTGTTCACCTCATCCGTAGCAAGTTCAATTGCCTTCTCTTTTGTAATCGGAGCTGTTCCAGTTATCTTCGCATTATTTTTAGAGACGCGTAGTTTTTTGTTTGCGAGCTGTTTGATATAGCGGTCGCGAAAATAAACCGATGCTTCCTGTCTTATCTCCACAAACTTAGGATCATTAGACTCAAGAACACGCTCGATGTATCCCTCTTCGTTGAACGCTTTGTATGCTCTGGTAAGATAGATGCCCATGTTGGCATCGAACTTAACTTGCATGGACTCCGAAAGGTTATACTTCTCTTTGACCTTCTTCGACATCAAGTCAGTCACCTTACGCATCTCGACCAAAGCCGCCGCCAATTGTGGGGAATCTTTGGAGATGCGCTCGATAGCTCTGGCTTGTCTTGCGCGGATCTCTTGGCGAGCCTTATCGGTTTCTGCGTCGATCCGATCTTTGATCATGGCCTTACGCATAGCGGCGAGAGCATCTGTCGAGATCCACTTCTTGTCGATCTCGCCTCTCGCAACAGCCTCTGTTCGAGCGGCCTTAGCATTGCGGTAGTCTTCTTGGAAGGATTGTTTAAGCTTCTTATCAATCTTAATGAACTCCGTAGTACCAGTTGCATCAGACAGAACTGAAGGATCAATGCCGCCTTTGCCGTAAGTCTCTGTGATCAACTTATTGATCTTAACCATCATAGACTTTCCGAGTTTGTCAGTCGCCTGTTCAAAGAACTTCTGGCTCTTGAACAGCGTTTGGATTCGGGGATCAATGTCACCCTTAAACAACTTCTCCAAACGGGTACTCATGTGTTTGTATTCTCCAGCAGAGAACAGCGAGACTGGAAGTTCCAACGAATCAAACAATCCTTTAAACCTTCTCTCGATCTCTTCATCAGTAGTATCTGCTGTAATCTCGGCAGCAGTAGCAGTGAAACGCTGGCGGATGATCTCGAAGTTGGCATCTGGATTGTTGGGATCAAACGCAGAGTGAGTGTCTGGATTGTATGTTCCTTCTTGCAAGAAGCGAAGCTCTGTGGACATACGATGGATCGCCGCCGCCAGCTCTGGATTGTTCTTGTTGATATTGTATCGGGCATACATACGGCGGAAGAATCCGCGCATATACCTAAATGCAATACGCATCAGACTTGGATTGCTCTCATAGAAAGCGATGTCTTCTTCCGTAGTAAAGCCGCGAGTAATCTTCTGCGCTCTCATACGCAACATCTCTCCGATAAGCTGGTTCTTGATTTCAGCGTTATCGTCACGGCGTAGTGCCAGTTTGAGTTGATCGCGTCTAGCTGGTACGGAAGTGTAGTCGTCGATGATGTCATCAAATTCCACATCGGACATTGTATTAGCCAGCTCTGTTATTTCTTCTGTAGTGAATGCGTAGAACTCAGCGACATGGAAAAGCTCTTCGTTGAAGATGGACTCCATCATGGCTTTTGCCATCAGCGGGTTCTCAATGTTGGAACTCCTTGAAAGTAAGGCTTCCCGCATTTTGCTACGGTTGACGAAGATAGCAGAAACAGAACGCCCTTCGCTATCCTGCATGAGGGCGGCTACAACGGCGGCTTCTGGACGATCCTTAAAGATTCCGTTCCTGTCAGCTTCTTCTTGAGTCTCAAACACTGTGACTTCAACATTGTCAGGAACCAAAGAACTAATCGCTTGATCAATCAGCTGGTTGATTCCCGCTTCCTGTTCTGGAGTCGAATCAATGTTGGAGTCGATTGGTTCAAACGAAGTCATCCTAACTTCTGCATCAGAACTTTTAACTGGAACAATCCTGCGGGATGCTCCGTTGTTTCTCGTTTCGACGAGAGACCTATCGACTTGCGATTCAATCGAGTATTGGTCGTCAATGTTTCCGAGAGTGGACAGATCAACCAGAGCGGCGAACGCTTTGTCGATGTCGGTCTTCGGTTTGATACCAAAGAAATCTAGAATCGCATCATAGATTCGGGCGAAGAAACTCCTACTCTTGATCTCCTCTTGTTGGAGAAGTTTTAGTTTGGATTGGAACGACGGTGAGGAGAAGAAGGTAGCAACGAACTCTTCGATATTAACTGTCGCAGCTTCAAACTCAAGACTTCCAACTCCAGTCTTTTGCAGTTCGGAGTTGTATTGCTTCATGGCAAGTTGCATCAGACCATTAAGTCTGGTCTTTGCACTACGCTGTGCTGGCGTAAGAGATGCGTTTGGCCTGTTGAGAACATCAACCGTAATCGCGTGGATATATTCGTGAAGCAGGACGGACTCAACTCCGACTCCATAGAAGCCAGACTTATTGAGGTAAACCATGTTAGTGCCATCTACTCCGCGAGAGAAATCACCAGCCTTGTTGTTCTTGATGTCTGTAATCAGGAATCGTGTATTTAGGATAGTGGATTGGAAACGGAGCAGGAGTTTTGCAACAGCTCTGTTTTCTTTGCTAAGACCTTTCGTAGAGATTTGGCGGAGCGCATCATACACGCTCTGTGAGTTCCCACTTTCAAGACCCAAACGATTGATCTCTTTCTGGTTAAGTCTACGATAGAACTCTCTGTACTTCGATCTGATGAAGGACGGAGCGGAATATCTGAACTGCACCTTCCGTTGTGATTCCAGTATACTAGCGGCCTCTTGTTCAGTGACTCCCGTCTCCTCCATGATCCGTTTGAGGTTCCGCTTTTCGAGAACGAACTTAGCTTCTTTCTCAGTAAGCCCGTTGCGTACAAGAATACTAACCGTATTAGCATCGGCGACTCGAGTGAAGTCGTAAGCGAATGCACCAGAAGCTTCAAACGCATCGTGTACCAGTGCAGAAGTAACATTCGCAACAGGGAAGTGATCCAACAGTTGGCGACGGAACGTAAACGATTCTGCTGCGGTTTGCTTATTAGTAGACGGCGATGCCCATTGTGCAATGTCACGGAAGACATCTACTGGAAACTTATTATCAGCAAGCTCTGGCTCATTAGCATAAACTGTTCGTTTGGCTAGACGCCTAATTGATTTAGCAATATCTGCGTCAGTTCTTAGAAGTTGCTCCACTTCCTTACGAACATTTCGGAATACTTTTTCAGCCTTCAACGAATCAAGGCTGGAGTGAATATCGTACGGGTTGCTGGAACCATAGATCTCCTCTAGAGCCGCATCCAATTCAAGTCGGCTTACATCAGAAACGTCTCCCTCAAATTGGATAGCTGCATCATAAAAATCGTTTTTCGATGCTGTTTCTTTCTCGTATTTGAGTCGTCCCATTACCCGTTCACTAACTCGCTTAACAACAGCACCAACGTTCGGGAACAAACCATTCTTGTCTGGACGAGATGTGTCGTCGTTAATCGAGTTAAAGATAAACTGATCAATGATAACGTTAGAGGAATCGGCATTGATATCCTCACCCCTCATAGTGACACCATCTATCTTAGGCAGTGTCTGTCCTGTCTTGAATCCAGACGTAAGCAAGAAGTATGCTTGAGCTTCTTGCGTAGACTTATCTTTAATGTACTCTGGAAGTTTGAAGTCTTCTGGAACTTTGATCCGCTCCAAAAGAATTGATCGTGCTTTGGCTACCGAAGCTGGATCAATGCTGTACTTATTCTTTTCCTTAGTGGCATCAGAGACGATAGCGTTATTATTTTGGAGTGTTTGGTAGAGTTCTCCTCTAAACAATGTCAGATAGAATTCTGGAACAAGTTCCATAATTGCTGTTTCATTGGCGGTTCTGGTTTGTGCTGGTGTCAAACCTTTCTTCTTGTCACCAAATCCAAAAAGTTTAAGTAGTGCGTTCGATTGCCCAATAGCTTTTTTGGCTACCGGACTACCAGTAACTTGCGGGTAAACAGCATTAATGAACCGGTTGAACGAATCAATAGCTTTATAGTAAGTAGTGGTCGGGCTTCCTTCTTTAGGAGATTGTTCCCCCAAATTCTCTAGATCCCTATGAACATCTAATGTAGAATCAAGCGGCGGCTTGATGCCATCAGTGAAAACGAATTGCTTACTTATGGTTTCTGCAACATCAGATACTGGTTTAGTGCTTTCTTTATCATTTACAATGGAGAGTTCTGAAAGCGGGTTCCTCGGATCTGGAAACCGGACATCGTAGATAACTCCAGTTTGTTTGTCGTATTTAATCGCTTTGTTTATGTTCCCACTAAATGTGTTCGGAATATAAATCGGCATCTTACTTTTAAGAGCCGCCGCAACTGTGAATGGGTTGTTGTCAAACAATCCAGTAATTCTTCCGCCATCAACAACTGTGTGGAATTTAATCTTCTCAGACTCCACGAACTGTTGTTTGAACGGGTTCCACCAACTTGTACGTTTCGTTTGTTTCGTTTTGAACAAGCTGATTGGGATCTGATAAAGTTCAGACACCTCATCTGTAGAGAGCGGCTTGTACAATTCAAAGACACGCTTTGCCAGATTGTCCGACAGATCAGATTCACTGATATCGGAATCGAATCCTTTAGGCATCCCGTATCTTGATCCCCGCATAAAGCGAATTGGGGCTCCGGCTTGAGCCAGTCTTTCAACTACCTCATCTCGCGAAGCACTTACAGCTTTTTCGATGGCGTTCTTTTGTTTGGGGGTTTCGGTTTGGACCGCTTGTGGTTGTTGTTTAAAAACAATTTTATTTAAATTGTTTTCAAACACAATGGGGGCGTTACGCATTTCGTCCGTAAGGTGTCTCGCGCGTTTCGTCCCGAGTAACAGAAGTGATACCGGCATTGCAACGTCCGGCTCGATCTCAGACGCGGCATCGGTGCGGCTTCTGCCCTCATGCTGTTTGGGATTAAGCACCCACACTTTACGCTCATCATTCCACGTGACGTTTAGGTAAGGTGGTGCAATAGATTCTCCTTCTTGTATTTTGCCTTTAATATACTCTTTTGTGTCTGGATCGGAAACACCTTCAGGCACTAGTTTCCTAAATTCAGACGGAAGCATTGGTACAGTAAACCCAAAATAGTTAACATCTATTTGTCGTGGGGTGTTGCCAATACCTCTCACATCCCATTTAATCTTTGGTGGGGTTGTGGCTTCAGTAATCGGAGCTTTAGTCTTAGCCACTGGAGCTTTAGCTGTTGTAGCTTTAGCCACTGGAGCTTTAGCCGCTTTTTTCGGTGCAGTCTTCTCAACAACAGGCTCCATGTTTCCGGAAGCGATTTGGATGTTGTTGAAGGTATCTACAAGATGCTTCATTACTTCTTCCTTGTTCACGCCCAAGGATTCAGCTTGAGTGTTAATGCGGATCTCGTCTTCCTTAGTGAAGGCAAGAGCATCTTCTGGAGCATCGGTTTCTTCGACTGTTTTTTCTGGTGTAGTAATCGAAGTCGCTTCTGCTTGGATTGCTGGCAGAGTTTTTTCTGCGGCGACAGGCGCAGCCGCTTGTATCGGCGGCTCGATCTCAACTTCCACTTCAGATACTGGAGCTGGAAGTGGCTTAATTTGTTGTGGCCCTTCGTCTTCTACAACTACCATTTCTTCTCTGATTGCCTGTTCAACTTCTTCTTGAGTGACATTAGACAACCTATCCTGAATAAGTTTTACACGTTCTGGATCTGCCTTCGGAAGAGTTTCGGCAACTGGTCTTTCAACTTCAACTGGCTCTTCCGCAGCCACTTCTTCTTGAGTTTCAAGAAGTGGTACTTCTGGTTGAATAACTTCGGCTTCAACATCAATAGTCGGACCTTCCTCAGCGACTGGCTCTGTGGCTGCTGCTTGTTCTTCAGGAGCAACTACTTCCGGTACAAATACAACCTCTGGCTCTGCGCCCATATTTGTAAGGTTGCGTGGAGTAAGAACATTGAGAGAAGGTTCTGGTTCTCCGACACCAGCTTCGTCTTTCACAGTAGTTCCATCCTCCGGAACTACTGGTACTTGCGGCGGAGACACAGTGGCTCTAGCTTCTGCCAATTTACTAGCGGCATAAGCTGCGCGGCCAGAGCGTGGGGCTTTTAGGATCGACAGAACGGTTTGAGCGGAGATCGGACTTGTCTCAGCGAGCCTGTTGCTAATGTCTTGAGCAAACGTTATCTCTGCCAAACGACGTTGTTCAGCGTTGCTCTGGCGCATTACCAAATCCTTAGTCGCTTTAACTGCTGGAACGCCAGCACCCATACCAGCACCGATAAGGGCGGAGCGGCCAGCACTTTCAAGTCTTTGGAGAAACGGAGTGTTCTCATCTGTAGCTGCGTCCGAAACAAAGCTATTGATAAAGTCATCAAGACCTTCTTCCATACCTTCGTCGAGAGCATTTCGTGCTGCCTCTTTAGTAAATTTAGTAGAACCAAATTTTTTCAGAGTACTGTCGAACGCTTTAGAAACTACTTGCGTAAACTCTTCGTCTTTGATGTCGTCGATTTTGGTGATCTTAGTCAGTATGTTTTTGATCTGCTTCTTAGAAGCACCGCCTAATAGAGCATCTTCAAGAGCGCCACGGCCCAAAGCTCCGAATGAAGATGTGATAGCTGCTGTAATAGCACCGCTAGTTAAACCAGCACCCAAAGCACGATCATGCATTTGCTCTGGAGTCATGTTGGCATGGTTCTCGATCCGTTTCTTTTCTACATCGGACAAGCTATCCCACTTACCTTCTTTCTGTAATTTGTCGCGAAGATTTTTGGCTTCTTGGAATTGGTTATAAACAGAAGCATATGTTGCTCCAGCTGAACGGTTGAACGCTGGCAACGCCATAGCTGAAGTCGTACCTATTTTAGAAATAAGGGAACTGTTATATGCTTTGATAGCGGCCATTGCTCCATTGGCTCCAGCTTCTTGAGTAGACTGTTTAATAAGTCCCTCAGCCAGAAGTCGTTTAGAAGCCTGTTCCAAAGTTTCGTTTGGCAATTGCCTAAACGCATTAGAAGCCATAGATTTAACTAGACCTTTTGCAGTGAGGCGGGCTCCAGATTTAGCGGCAGCAAACGCAGCACCACCAGCTCCCGCTGCTGGAGCAGTGGCGAGAGAAAGGAGTGCAGTAGCGCCGACGTCAACAAGCATTGGCGCAATTGCTTCCATGAAATCTTGTCCAGTGCCCAATTCAGTATTGAACAAACGAGCAATTTCCCGACGGTCATTGCGCTCTTTAATGTTGCCAATCATGTAGTCGCGAGCCCAATCGGCCTTCGCCATCATTGGGAGAGCTGCAACTAGTTCTCCGAAACCATCCTGAACAGACTCAGCAATACCAGAAATACGAGTGGCCATCTCGCTAAAGTTTTCTGGATTGGAAGCGTACTCGCCCAAAATTTCGTAATCCTTTTTGCCAGCAGCACGTCCCGCTTGCAATGTGTTAAGCCACTTCTCAGATGTCTCATCAAAGCGGGAGAGCTTTTCATTGTAGTGATCGAAGTTGGCTTGCAGGAACGGGATACGGCTATCCATGATTCGAGTGCGATCATCATCCGTAAGCTGTGGGTTCCCATCCAGAGCTGCTTTCAACTTGTTCTCGTCCGCCATAATGGACGGATTTACAAGCGGAGTTTCGTATCCGACATTACGGATATTTTTATAAAGCTCTTCTGGATCTTCATAAATTTTAAATTTTCCTCCGCCGTTTGCACGTGCGTAAGCAGATTGAGTAAAAGCTTTTTCAATTTCTTGATCTGTAAATCCTTCATTATCTGGAAGCGTTTTGTTTACTTCCTTACGGATAGAAGCAAAATCTGGTTTTTGGACATCGGTAACTTCACGCCCTTCTCTATCCGCTTCTGCAAGTGTGTCAGCATATTTATCCAGTGTGGAGTTTGAAAGGCCACCCCAAATATTCTCGATAACGGATCGAGCTTCTGTGTAACGTTTCACTTTATATGCTTCCTCTTTGAAGCCAGACGGGACTCTAGTTGTTGCGAGAATTCCAGCAGTATCAGCAAAAGTGATCCCACCGTCTGCACTGTTGCGAATAGAGTCGGCTAGATTCTCTTTGTCAAAAGAACTTCCAATGATATACTCTTGACGGCCTTCTGCGTTAGTAATTCTAGCAATTGGAAGTTCACCAGTTAGAACCTTCCTACGTTTGGCATCGTCATAATAACGATCAGCAACCGTCGCGGCATAAGACTCAAGCTCCATGCCCCTTTGTTTAGTGGCTTCATCCATCTCCTGCCCTTCGGGATAAGCTTCTTTGAATGCAAAATATCTAGAAGCTGCGTCCCATTCAGGAGTATCGTAATTAAACGTGGACTGGATCGCTTTGAGTTTGGTATCCAGACTAGTATCTTCTGGAGCAAAGAGGCTTGCAAGATTGTCGCTATTGCTCCAATCGACATCTGGCTTTTCTTCTTTAAGACGTTCTATTGTTGTGTTTAGAATGTCTTTCTCAATCTCTTCATTATAGACGTTGGCTTTAACGTACTCTTCCCTAACATAATTGCTCCAGTTCAAACGGTCTTTGACGACGTCGCCTGTAGAGTTCGTAGTTTTCCAGTTTGAAAATGATTCAAATTCTGGCTCTTGTTGAGTCAAGTCGTCTAGTTCTGTCATAGCAGTACTCTTTCTATTATGTTAGTGTAGGTTATTTAGATTTCTCAGAGATTTTTGAGGCTGGTTTTGTTCCCGTACGAGCAGTGTATTCGTCGTAAAGTTTTCCGTAAACGTCTGTTACAAGAGTTGAGTCGTTCGGAATATCTCCTTCATCAAGATCAGCCGCTAATGGGTTCCGCGCTTTGTACATCTTAAAAAGGATTCTCCTATCGATTTCTTTCAAGAAGGGTTTTGTAACGTCGGTTGTACCAGTTGTACCAGTACCCCATTCTTTGTCTCCGGCTGTAAGTTCATCTTTTGCCGGAGAAAGTTTTTGGATGTAATCAAGTTGGTCTTTAAGAACAGCAGTCTTGCCCTTTTCTTTTTCCTCTTGGCTTTCAAGACGTTTTTCAAAAAGTTTTTGTTGTTGTGCTGATTCTAGCTCTTGTTGCTGCTTCTGTTTAACCGTATCAGCAAGAACGCCCAATGTTTGAGCCGCTTCTGTTCCGGTTCCAGCAATAGTTTGTGCAGCGGACTTATCTCCAAGTTCTGCTGCTCTGTAAGCCGCTTGTTTGCGTAGAGCCTCATTAACGTCTTTCGTACCCAAAGCTTTGATCGTATTATCAAAAAAGTTATTGACGAGCGGGCTACCGAACTTAGCGTATCCAAGCCGCATTTTCTCAGCTTCAAGAATCTTAGTTGGCGTATCCATATTCGGATTGTCAATAAGCGCCGTAAGCATCGGCTCTATTTTAGGTAGAGCTTCTTCAAGATCCAATTGGTCTTGGATTTGTTTGCGTGTTTTTTGTAAATTTAATTGGGCTTCCTCAAATGCAATTTGTTGTCTCTGTGCCGCTTGTTGGATCTCGGCAATTCTCACGGCTGAGGCTTCACGGGCCACGTCCACCCCTTCTCTCAAAAATTTTTGCTGTGCAAAATAAGCTGGTGAGATAGCCCCACCAAAATTGTTTCCACGGAGAGGAGCGATGTCGGACTCGTATGAAAAGGGATCAGCCATAGTAAGATTTATTACTTAATAAAGTAGGGCATTTGTTTTGTCTCCCCATCTTCAGGCGGTTTGTTCATTTTTAAAAAGGCGTCGATTCTAGCACGTTGTTCTTCCCTATCCAAAGCAATTTGTTCATTTTGCAAGAGGAGTTCCTGTTCAGCTCGATATAAATTGGCGGCGGCAATGTTCTGCATTTCTTTAGGCAGAGAAGATCTACGTCCACCAATTTGAGTTCCAGAAGGTCGAGTCTCAAGACCGCCGACAGCTCCCTGAACCCCACGAATTGGTTGTCCTGTATTTTTATCGTAACGAGTTAGTGCTGATGAGGAGCCAATTGGCTTATTTTGCATTTGGGACAAATTGTCAAGATTTGGGGTAAACAAACGATTCTCCGCAGCAGTAGCCGCTACTGGTGTTTGTTTATTAGCTTCCTGCGACATCTTAGCCAGTGCGGGAGCAGATCCTTCCGGAGCTTCAGCCTCAAATTCACTGCGGTATTTCTTATAGAGACCACTCAACTGGCCGCGAGAAACACCGATATCGGCCCCAATTTTGACCATTTGTTCAGGATCAACCTTAACTTCATCGCGAGCAAATTGTTTAAGTATAGAACCTAACTCTTGTCGTTTCTCCAAACGGCTCGCTTCTGGAGCTGCTGGAGCGGTTGGAGCGGTTGGTGGGTTAGCTTTAGCAGCGGCCAAACGGGCCTTCTCTTCTTCAAAACGTTTCCGAACATCCGGCGGTAATGATGTTAGTGCAGGTCCAGCCATATCGAGCATTTTAAAGGTCGATGCTTACGATGTCAACACATTATCACCACAAGTATTTACAAGCCCAATGGCGGGCAGTCGTCTTATCGTTCGCCGTCTGGCAATTGTGTCTAGAGCGGAAGTTAGCCCGCCGCTTCGGATCTTTGTGCTGCGTAAAATCCTCGTAGCCTCTCGCGCCAAAAGAAACCTTTTTGATTTTGTCACCTTCCTTACCCAAAACCACAAACTTCTTTGGAGAACCTGCTGGTGCTTTCTTCGGTTTGTTAAAACCAGCATACTTCTCTCCCATATATTGGATCTGACCGGAAGGTAGTCTCTTAAATCGTTTGTTAGCCACAGACAGATCTTATCAAAAATTTGGTGAAAGTCAATACAGTCTCAAGACTAGTCAATAATTTTCCCACCCCCCTTATATAAAAGTGTTTTCTATTTGGCTTACCTAATGTGTCCGACACATTAGGTACATCAATATGTTAAAGACTTTTTGAGTGGGGGTATTTTCCGACACATTAGGTCACGGCGTTACCGTTCGGTAACGAACGGCGTTATTTGCACATGAGCGGCACATAAGATTCCCGTTCGGGAATCCTGTATCCTGTACCCTTAATCCAGAGCCGCTGTCATGTCCGACGAAAGGGCGTTCTGGAGCGACTTGAAGGTCACCTGTCTCCGGAATCCGGAACCAGTTTCATCGTTCGGTGGCTCGACGGCCACTAGACCTAAGCGTTGACGGGCGCAGTCCAGAGCCAGAAAGGCGGCGTCCGCTAAGTCCGGCGATTTGCCGAAGCGGGACTTGAACTCTGGCTTCGACTCGATCTTGACTTTGAGCGTACCGCCTTTAACCAGATCGTAGTTTCTGGCGCAGATCTCCTGAGCAAGATCAGCAGAGACTCCGAAGATCTGTTTGGTTCGCATTAGTTCCTTCCCAACGAACCAGAGTTCGGATACACGGTTCACGTAGAGTTCTTCGCCAGTTAGCTTGCTGTTGGCGCTGACCCGCTTTTCCGACGGCTTGCCACCGAAACTGACGCGGAAGATCGAAGATGACCACTCGCCAGCCAGAACGTCGCAGAACGGAGCACCAGCGCCAGTGGCGTCAACTGCCACGTTTTCTGGTAGGATGCCCTTCCTGACGCAATGGTCTTTGATTTGGCGTACGATCTGGTAAGTCCGTGGAACTGCCTTATTAGTGGCATCATCGTTCAAGTGGATCGCCTCATCGAACTCCAGTACATAGTGGCCCGCTTTATTGTATCCTACTTTGGCTACATACAGGATCGTCCTGTCGCCGCCGTTAGTAAAGGCAGGATCTAGTCCGGCGACCAGCAGTGGTTTTGCTGCCCACTCGACTTTGCTCATGGCTCCACTGGCGGAAAGCTCCGCTTCGCTGTAGATTCCTTGAGTCTCGTCGCTGTCAAAGAAAACGGCACGAACCATCCGCATGTAGCCGCGAGACTCCTGTCCTAAAAGGGCTCTGTCCTCAGCCAGCTTCTCCTCCGTCGGTAGCCACGGATAGAGTGTCTCGCCAGCCAGAATGTTCGGGCTTCGCTCGCCGTCCAGCCTTAGATAAAAACCATTCCACTTCGTGTCCCAATTGTCCGCCGTATTAGTGTCTACGGATTCCCAACCCTTTTTCGGTTCCGCCCATACTCCGAATGCGTCGAAGCGGCTGTTCGGGTTGGACATCCCGATCATCTGGAGGAACGGGTTTTTAGACAAGTTGGTCAGACCAGCATGAAGAATCGCCTCCGACAATTCGGAAAGCTCGTCCGCAATTACGATGACGCGCTTCTGCTTGATACCGATGAATTTGCCGACAGCTTCGCGAGTCTTGCTCTTTTCAGCGGCGATCAGCATCAGGCCAGCCCGTTCGATCAAGTCTCCGTTCTCGTTGATGTAGGCTACGCTGCCAATTGAATCCCGAATCTTGCACGGTGCTGCCTGAACCACTGTAAGGAGTGAGATGACTGAACCCCAAATCCGGCGTCTGGCTTCCCGCAAAGTGGTACTGGTCATCATGACCAGCGTGTCTTGCGGCTCCGACAACCAGTTGATGATACCCCATGCCGCCATCGTATGGGACTTTCCAGAGCTTGCGGAACCGCCGATTGCCAGATACTTATTGCGGATCGCTGCACGGATCATTTCCTCCGCCCACGGATGCCGAACCATCAGCGGCTCTGGCAGTTCTGAATTATTCCATAGCTCGTCACAGCATCGCCAGAAGTAGAACTCTTTGGCCCGTGGACTGGTGTGGTTGGCAAATCCGTACAGAAGAGCCGTCAAAAGATTGGTCGGCGGGATCAGCAAACCTCCGACGTCCATCTTCTTCGTCGTCGGGTCAATTCGTGGCTCCAATAATTTTTTAGTTTTTTCTGAAGAAGAACTCATTTTTTACTTGCGCGGTTATCCTACTTAGTTTAAACAGATCGTCAACAACTAATGAACGACGACTCCGATACCGAAAATTTGGTGCTCGAAAGGGCGCTAGAGATGTATGCAAAAGACTATAAAATAAAGACTATTGCAAAAGAATTGAACGTCCATGCTGGAACAGTTCGACGATGGTTCAAGAAAGCTGGCATTCCGGCTAAGAAGAACGGCTTCGCCCGTCCGAAGAACAAGCCAGTTGCTGATGTGTACACTGACCAGCTGGCGGTGGATCTGGAAGAAAATCTCGAAGACTACACGGAGGACGCGATCCGTCTGGCCAAACACGATGCCCGCATGGCAGAGGATTCCGCGATGATGGACATTGCTGAAGCGCAGTCCACGCCAGCCGACAAGTACCAGCACTACATCGCCGCCGCCGGAATCAAGCTGCTGCGCGACTCTATGAAGAATTTGAGGGGGCTGAAGACTGTTCGGGAACTCTCAGAACTAGACCAAATGATCCGTCGGAATTTGGGCTTGAACTCAAAAAGCGGCGGAGGCCAAAGCAAAATGCACATTGACATATCCATCCTAAATAATTCTAAAGCAGACCGTGGAAACGGTTCTGTCTCCAAAATGAAACCAACCATAATTGATGTAGAATCCTAATATGTTTAAGTACGTAATATCCGAACTGAATCCGACTTCTCTAGTAAAGAAGAATCTGCCAAACAACGACTTCACATTTGAGGTCAAACAGTTGGCGGGACTTTTTTACAGGACGTTCCCGTACACAGCGAGAGAAGTATTTTTTCTCCAGTCCCTTTCAAAAGGAAGCACTATTCATGTGCCTGAAAGCGGCGATGGTGTTTTGGTGCGGGCCGACATCATCGATAATCTACGAAGATAATGGATAGACGTTTTACGAAAGAAAATCAAAGTTTGATTTTAGCTCTGGTCTCGCGAGAATTTGCTTGCGAGCCAGAGATTTTATTTACCAGCAACCGATCTGCCAGAGCTGCGAATGCGCGTCATGTCGCGATGTCGCTCATGAAAGCCCTCATGGATTGCACCTTTGCAGAGATAGCTGTATTGTTTAATCGAGACCATTCTACTGTCATACACGCTAAAAGGCGAATTGACGCTAATAAAAAGCTACAGACAATAGCTTTGAAAATAGCGAAAAAATATAAAGAAGAAACTGAAAGAAATGTAGAATGATCATCGGCATCGACAACGGACTCGACGGCGGACTTTGTGCCATATCAGCGCACGACGGATCCATCATCGACAAGTTGGCGACGCCGACATTTGAACGAGCTGGCAAACGGGAAGTCGATACTTGTACCATCTACGACTGGATCACCGACCTGCATACTGAGCCCTTGATCGGGATTGAGGAACCGCTGAAACACGCGAAGTCTTCTCAAGCGATGCGGTCAATGGGGATCTCGTACGGCAAGATCTTAGGGATGTGCGAGTCCCACAAGCTCAAAGTCCAGCCGATCCAAGTGTTGGACTGGCAAGATTCTATGTTAGGCAAAGTGCCTAAGTCACAGACAAAAGTCTTTGCTTTGAGGAAAGCAAACGAACTCGCGCCGGATGAGGACTGGCGCAAGAACAACCGATGCACCGTACCCCATGACGGCATCGTTGACGCTTACCTCATAGCACAGTATACTAGACAAAGATATGCCAAAAGATAGCTGCTACAAAAAAGTCAAAGCGCAGTACGACGTATTCCCGTCTGCCCGCGCTTCACAAGCGATTGCCAAATGCCGGAAGGAATCTGGCAATGTCAAGAAGTCTGAAGCCGGAACCAGCCTCAAACGTTGGGAACGCGAGAAGTGGGTTGACCAGAAAACTGGCAAGCCGTGTGGGGCTGGTGACAAAAATGAATACTGCCGCCCGACAAAACGAGTTTCTAAAGAGACGCCGAAGACCGCTGGCGAGATGTCGCCCACAGAGAAACGGCGTAAGATTTTGGAGAAAGCCCGTGTCGGCATGGGCGCAAAAGTATCACCCCTAAAAAGAAAGTAAGTTATGGACATCGCAAAAACACTAGAACAATGCCTTGACGACGAAGAAGAAGTCCTGCTTGCAGACGGCTTTGAAGAAGCGTTCATGGGAATCGCCCGCCAGTTCGGAAAGCCTTTTGCCGTATACAGTTTCGAGAAATGTATCGAGATACTTGCCAGAGAGATGACTGAGGAAGACGCTCTGGAGTATTTCTACTACAATGTAGAGGGCGCATGGGTAGGCGAAAACACTCCGGCCTTCATGTCGTGGGCCGATCCCGATGACGAGATTTTGGTCAGTTAAAAATTTTTCAATTTTTTTCTCGACTTCGTTCCGTTCTTCGAGTAAGAGCCTTCTCGAATGAAAACACTATTCCCGAAGCAAGATGACGCCAAAGAGTTTTTTCTCTGCTGTCATAAGAACAAGATTAACACGCTGGACAGCTCAAGCGTTGGAACTGGCAAGACAGTTGTGGCAGTTCATCTGGCCAGAGATCTTAACAAGCCTGTCGCTGTACTTTGCCCGAAAGCGGTTGTCCCATCATGGGAACGAGAATTTAAAGAACATGGAATAACGCCACTATTCGTCACGAACTTTGAGAAGATCCGTGGCGGCAAGACCAAATGGTTGTCGAAAGTTGGCAAGAAGATTTTGCGTTGGTCACTGCCGGAAGACACGCTGGTACTTGTAGACGAGATACACAAATGCAAAGGGCCATACACGTTAAACGCCCAACTGGTAATCTCGCTGGTACAGCAGAAATATTCTGTGCACGGCATGTCCGCCACTGCCGCTGAAGATCCGACAGAGATGAGGGCGTTGGGCTACTTGTTGGGACTGCACTCGCTCAACAAGCCAGAGAACGGATTGGCCAGCTGGTACAGCTGGATGATGAAGTACGGATGCTATCAGGACGATTGGGGCGGATGGAAGCTGGCGACCAGAACAAAGCTGGCTTCGCTACGCAACATGATGTACGGAGTCAACTGCAACAAACTTACAGTAGCAGACTTTCCGGACAGCTTCCGCGACAACCGTGTTTTCGTCGAGCCTACGGAATTCAAAGACCTCAAGAAGATCGACAAAGCCTACGAGCAGTTGGGCATTACGCCAGCCATCATTGACGAGTACATCCTCAACGGCACTGTCGCCAACAGCGAACACATTCTGGTAAACATACTCAAAGCCCGCCAGCTGGCGGAGTCCTTCAAAGTGCCAGACATTGTCGAGATGGCGGAAGACTTTATCGCTGGTGGCAACAGCGTCGTGATCTTCGTGAACTTCACAGATACTGTGAATGCTCTGTGCGGCTTGCTTAACTGCCCAAAGATCGACGGCAACCAAACTGCCTTTCAAAGGCAACAAGCTGTCGATGACTTCCAAAGCGACGTCGCTAACTGCATTGTCGTCAACATTGCCGCTGGCGGTACTGGTCTGTCACTACATGATACCAATGGAGCAAGACCACGTATCTCACTTATTTGTCCGACATTTAACGCAAAGGATTATTTGCAAGTGTTGGGCCGGATACATCGCAACGGAGCTAAGTCGGACGCGATCCAAAAAGTTCTTGTTGCCGCTGGCACGATTGAGGAAGTTGTCATGAAGGCAATCCGGACAAAGACAGAGAATCTACAGGCAATTCACGGCGTGTAAAATTTCTGAACTTTTTTCTTTACTCTCATCGAACTCAGATTATTTTGACCACCAATACTAACCACAAAACACAATGTCATTTGGAACTGGAGCAGGAAAGGGCGATCTGCCAAGAGCCGTAAACGGCGAAGCATATCGGGACAACTTCGATAATATCTTCCGCAAACAGAGAGAGTTCACTTACGAACAACTTCTGAAGATGCACGACACAGCTATTGAGTCAGGACAATTTGATAGGGCAGCAGAATACAAACAAAAAATAGAACAACTAAAATATGGAGACCAAAACAATAGACCAGAAACACATGAGTGACCAGACAACCGAATGCTGTAACATGACAAGCCACCACATAACTTATAAGTTAATGCACAGACTGGCTTCCGAAAACCCAAGAATAATTGAGTATTGTTTCAGTGATCGTCCTGATGAAATTTTTACTGATCGTGATCTTTTAATGAAACATCGCGGATTTACTCCTTAAGAACTTAGGCAAACTGTGACCATAATACCCACCACTTTTCTATGAGTACACAATACAATGATCCGAAAGGCGCTATCGGCGCGACTAAAGTACCGTTGGGTCTGATCCCGCCGCATGCGATGGAACAAACCGCATGGGTCCACAAGTTGGGCGCAGACAAGTACGGAGCATGGAACTGGCGCGAGACTGGCGTGTGCGCTAGTACGTACGTCAACGCAATCCTTCGACACTTGAACGCGTGGCGCGACGGCGAAGACTTGGACCCTGAATCCGGTATCTCGCATCTGGCACACGTTGCCTGTAGCGCGAACATCCTTATGGATGCTGGCTACTGTGGCAAGCTACAGGATGACAGGAACACCACACGTCAGTGCAACGAAGTCGAAGATGTAGACGACGGACTGTGGACCGAACTTGACGAAAGCATCAAAGAAGATTGGGCTGAAGCAGGATACCGCGTTTTAGATAGGGGTGAGATCTTGCAAGACGGCGACGAAGTCTATGTCGGATCTGGCATTTGGATGCCACTTTTCATTCCTAATTGGGTCAAGCAGGAAGTCGTTGACGGAATTTACCGCCGCAAACTCATCACAAATTGTGATCTTAAAGAGACTTGTGATTCCAAATCGGAATCTCAAGAGGAGTGCGAGTGTGGACGCCGCTACGTCTACCACTTCATGTTCGGCTGGATCTGCGAAGACTGCGACCTCTACAGCGATAAGAAAGACTACTACCCATGATACACGACCGACAAATGAAGATCACTGTGGAGATCCCACACGAAGGAAGCAAGCTGGAGTTCTCGCTGCCGCGAGACCAGCCGCTTGAAGACTTAGTCACGGTGTTTCGCACCGTAATGACCTACCTGTCATGGCATCCAGACATTACTGAATCCATGTTCAAACGGGAATTTCTGGAGGATCACGGCGTCGAGTAATGCGTCAAATTTTGCCCTATTAGTTTAATGGTAAAACGGTAGATTTGTAATCTTCTGACGAAAGTTCGATTCTTTCATGGGGCTCTTAACTCGTCATAAATGGCGTGTTACGCTAGAAACCAATACTTAAAACGCCACTAAAGACGACATGAATTTCACACCAATAATTATTACGCTCGCCGTAATGCTGTTCCTTGTAGGCTTTGTCATGTACGTAATCTACAAGTCAGTGGACGACGACTTCTGGTATTAAACATATGGGCAGGACACACTTAGAAACGCCCTTACTGCATGGAAGGAGTACACTCATGAATAAATGCTGCACATATTGTGAATCTGATAAAGAGCCATATTTTTCTCGCGTTGAACCGATGGGTTTTTACTGCGTTGAATGTGGTCATAATTTCGATGGGGTAGATCCAGAAGACTCCAAAGAAATAAAAAAACAACTCGCCTCCGAACGCGCCCTAGCGGATCGGCTGGGACAATCACTGTTAAGAGTATCTGAGATGTCGCCGCTGATTTACGCACACGTAATGGATGATCTCGCCGCATGGAAGGAGGCCCGCAGTGAGTGAGCGACCAACACCAGAAACAGATGCGTTGGCATCGGAGCATAGAGGGGCTGTGATATGGCCGGACTTCGCCCGCAAACTTGAGCGCGAGCGGGATGAGGCGCGTGAAGAATGCAGCCAGTATAGGGGCATGCTTATTCGCTTGTACAACGACCTGTTCGTGCACCACGGCGGCCAAGCAGTGCGCGAGTTTAAAGAATTATTCAGAGAAGAAAACTACAACTAACACTATGAAACCATACTACTACGTTTACAGATATGAACACAGAGGACCGACCGCTCGACACGGAACAATTGAATCCGCACAAAAAGAAGCAGAGCGGCTTGCCGAACAACATCCAGAATCTACCTTCGAGATCCTGAAATGTGTCGGCCAAACCAGAACTACTAAAGCAAAGACTTTCTGGATGGACGGTGAAGAGCCCGAAGAAATTACCCGTCTCGCGCCGCCTACCCAAAAATTCCAGTACCACAATGGAAACGCAAAGTTCAACAGTGCTCCCTTCTAGGAAGTACATCTGTATCATTTGTGGTACAAAGGGGCGCCGTGGCAACAAGCCGGAACAACGGCTAATGGAGCCGATCTGTCCGAAGTGCCAGAATGACTTCTGGACAGTCGAACGGATCATACCGGTACTGCCGAAGTTTCTTGAGTACTACCATTCCAAACAATAACTGATGACAGACAATCGGAATCATGATAACTGAACCAAACACCAAAACGAAGGAAGAGGCATTGAGGTATTTTGCTGAGATGCCACCCATAACCAATGAGGACGGCTCGTTGGATTACGAAGCAATGGCTGGAGAGCTTCTCGTCGAAGGAGTCCCTTTTGCAGAAGTTAGCCCCTATATGAAAGCTCTTGGATTAGCCTAATAGACACTAACCATATGAGCATCATAGACGAAGCCATTGAAAAGATCCTTGCCGACAAACGGGAAGCCCAACTGGAAGCGGCTCGCTGGAGAGCGGAGGCATTGATGCTCCGTAGCATTCGGCAGCAACAGGAAGAGTTGGGCCTGACCGACCGCAATAACCACGCGCTCCGTGTGCGTTGGGTAAATGCTTTGCGAAAACTCGTTGACAAACGGATGCCCGTAAATAAGATGGGCTCTCCGATGACTACTGATGTCGATGTCCTACTGGCAACAGAGGAGGAACATCTCGAAGTCTTGAACACTCTCTATGAAAAAAGAAACACCGAAACTAACAGCGCAAAACCTAATCATGACTGCCCTTAAAGAGGCTTACTTCAAGAGGGCTAAACAGGAAAAGATTGGAAGCACGAAACGACTAACCGAAGAAATTGACCTACTAGAATCAGCAATCAAAGAACTCTCACAACAGATTAAAGATGACAAAGAAAATTGAACCGTTTAAAATTATTGGTCGAAATGGCCACTCCTGCACTCTGACAAAACTGAAGCCCAAAAAGTATTTGATCTCCTTTGTACAACCGATAGTGCGGTACGGATACAATGAGGATATGACAGAAATTAATTTTGTTGATCCGTCCGGCGGGCCAAGTATTTCTATCGGCACATCTCTTAGAGAGCTGCATCCGAAATTGCCCGACAAGAAAGTAACGGCAATCACCGTTGATAAGGAAACCAAAGTCACCGTCATCGACCTATGAAACAACAACCAGACCATAGCTCACGCGGACACGCGGAGTTCTCTCCGTCTTCCCTCAAGTACGTGTCGAAGTGTGCTGGATTCCACGGACGCGAAGGCACTAACGCTTCCGCTGAGATGGGTACACGCATCCACGAAGCTCTTGAAATCTTCGATCCCTCAGCCCTCCATAACGAGCAGGAACTGGAAATCTACGAGAAGATCGTGGAGATGGAGAAAGAGTTCCTGAGTAACTTTAGTACTGTCGTTGAAGAGCACAACGAGATCCAAGTCACTGTGCAGCTCAACGGCACAGAGACATGGGGCACTTGCGACCGATTCCTGATTCTGGAATCCGGAAACGCTGTGATGGCTGACTACAAAACAGGCATCAGTATTATTGATCCACCGGAAAAGAACTGGCAAGCCAAAGCATATGTCGTCGGAGCTTTTCAAAAGTTTCCTAACATAGATGAGATTACATTCGTATTCTATGTGCCGCAGCATGATCAGTCTCTGCACCACACCTTCTCACGTGCAGCAGATCTCAACAGACTGATTGACGAACTTACTACAGTCATACTCAAAGCAGAAAAGGTTCGGCCAAAATGGATCGGCGGTAAGCCAGCTCTGGAAGATCTGACACCGACACCGAACTGCCGCTTCTGCCGTTACGAAGATATCTGTCCAGCTTTAGGCGGACTCATTCTGGAAGTGGCGAAGAAGATTGACCCACAGCTTCCGGACGTTGATATCGAGAATACGGAAGATCCGTTAGTGCTGGAAGATCTCTGGAACATAGGAAAGATCGTGACCAATTGGGCGGATCGCCAAAAGGCACGAACTCTTGATCTTGTCAAGAATGGACTTGAATTGCCCACGTTGAAACTCCAGTCTATGGGTTCAACGAAAAAAGTGGTTGACAATCAAGGACTGGTTGGTATCGCTATGGACTTCGGGATGACACCAGAAGAACTGATTAATGAGGCGACTCTGCCACTGTCTAAGATCGCAAAAGCAATTGCTGACCGCCACGAAAAATCAGAAAGAAAAAAAATCTCACAAGATTTTCTTGACGAATGCCAAAACGCTGGCATCGTCGAAAGCTCTGACACGCGCTACACACTTAGGTGAGCGTCTGTCAAAAACAAGAAACAACAAAACTAGAAGCCAGTAACATGGAAGCAGTAACAACAGAAGTAGTAGGAACCAAACCCACATCAATCATCGTCAACGAAAGTGGACTGATGATGGACGCAAACGACATTGATATCCCCCGTATCAATCTCGTTCAGAAAACCAGCGACATTGACGCGCCAGTCGGGTCAGTCGTTATCGACAAGAAACACGTCCTCCTCAAACCCGATGAACCCGCCGAGACCATTGTGCTCATGGCGGTCAAAGGATGGCGTGAAGATATCCCTTACGACGATGACGGAATTCCCCGCATTGCGTACTCGCCTGAGGAAATGCAAGCAATTGCATCTCAGTCCGAATACGAGATGTTGGAGTTTGCTGAAATCACCCTTATGTTTAAACAACCGGAAGGATGTGAAAACGAAGAGGCTTATCCGTTCCCTATTGGCGACCACCAATATGCAATCGGTAAGATCAACGTTGCGAAGGATGCGTATCGTCAGACGTACAAGCGTCTTGCGACATTCGCCGCCTTCAACAAGTCGGTCCCCCTTCAGAACAAACTCTGGAACTTCGAGTCCAGCTTGATGACGAAAGGGAAGTATAGCTGGTATGCCCCGTCTCTGAGCATCACTCAGAAACAGCCAGACGAAGCCGTTCTTGAATTCACCTCTAACTTCGGACGATAATGACACTAGACGCGCAACCCACTGAAACCGATATCATTAAAGCTGAAGTAGAAATGCTTACGAAAATGATTGAGGAAGTTATGGGCAACATCAAACAAGCCCAAGCAAATATGGTTAAGATGGCGGTCGTTCGCGATCACCTTCTTAAGAGTATCGAAAACAAAGAAGAGCAATTGGTCTTTGATTTCGGCACACCCGATGCAGAGCCTACTGCTTAATAAATTGGCACAACTCAGCCCGTATCGGTACATGTTCAAACCGATACGGGCTTCTTCAACCCCGCTATGAACACTTACATATGGCTACATACGCACTCGACTTCGAGACCTATTATGATAAGAGGTGCTCGATCAAAACATTAGGCCCGATGGGCTATTTCTCACATCCCGACTTTGATGCCTACATGGTGTCGATTGTCGGTGATAACGGAGTCAAATTTGTTGGACCCCCAAAAGATTTTGACTGGAGTTTGCTACAGGATTCGGTTGTGCTTTCACACAACGCTTCATTCGACGAGTCCCTTTATCTGTACGGAGTCACTCAAGGATGGTGGCCAAATATACAGGCGCGTGAATGGCATTGCACTGCTGACATGGCAGTCTATTGTGGTTTGCCACGTTCTTTGAAAGGAGCTACTGCCGAAGCTTACAATCTCAAAGTAGACAAGACTACTAGAGACAACATGAGTGGCAAACGTTGGGAGAACATGAAGCCAGAGTTCAGGAAGGAAGTCAGCGACTATGCCCTTCAAGATTCTGAGCTTTGCTTGAAACTGTGGAAGGACTACTCTGACAAGTGGCCAGAACACGAACGCAAGATAAGTCTCGTAAACCGCCGCTGTGGTCAACGCGGCATACCACTTAATACGGAGCTGCTGCGAACACAACTTGAGACGATCAAGAAAGAATTATTTGAAGCTGAGAGTGCGATACCGTGGATTGGGGAACGCCCATTACTTAGCCGTGCGGCATTTGATGATCAATGCCGTTCAGTTGGAATCGAGCCGCCAGCCAGTTTGGCAGAGGGAGATCCCGACGCAGAAGAATGGTTGCGGGTACATGGACAGAAGTTCGTGTGGGTAAATGGAGTAAAGAACTGGAGGCGGATCAACTCGCTTAAGTGCAAACTCGAATCCTTTGATTACGCGACGATGCCGGATGGCCGTTTCTATGGAAACATCATGTACTTCGGAGCACATACTGGAAGGTTCAGTGGATCTGGTGGAAACCTCAATCTTCAAAACTTGCCGAAGGATGAGATGTTCGGCGTCAAGATGCGGCATCTCATCGCGCCAAAAGAAGACAAGAGACTACTCGTAGTAGACCTTTCTCAGATCGAAGTCCGTACTCTCTGTTGGCTCGCCGGAGATCATGAGACTATGGAGGAGATCAAAGAATCGGAAGATATCTATGAAGCGTTCGCCATTCGTTTCGGCTTGTGGTCTCGCGAAAAGGGTTCACTCCGTAACGATCCCCAAACTCGCCACAAAGTGAAGGCGATGGTTTTAGGCTGCTTTGGTCCAGAAACAAAAGTGTTGACAGATCGTGGCTGGATCGATATCGTCAGAGTCAGAGATACGGATAAAGTATGGGACGGAACACAATGGGTACACCACGAAGGACTCCTCCACCAAGGAGTACAAGAGACAATATCACGATTCGGAGTGGAAGCGACTTCGGACCACGAAATCCTGACGGAACATGGATGGCGGGAGTGGGGCGAAGTCCAACGATCCGAAAAGGATTTGAAGTCGGCACTAGTCATGGCGAGCTTACCATCTTGTCATATGAGCGAACAACGCGAAACAATGGCCGGACTGGATGGAATCCGTTGGTCAAATGTTCGTGTGGCTGGAGCGGAACTGTTGACCGCAATAACCTGCAAAGTGGGAAAACTACTCGATGCAATTGTTGCGCTAAGAAAGCCTCTGCCCGCACAACAATGCGTAGATTCGGGTATGCTGAAATTGTACCGGACTCAGCACATCGGGAAAGATTGCTCAATAGAATTAGTGCCATCTACAATAGATGCCACAACCCGAATGACTCCGGTTATCACCACTATGGCGGTCGCGGGATTTGGGTATATGAGCCTTGGCTCCGTAATAGGCCGGAGTTTCTTGCGTACCTCATCACCCTTGATGGATGGGATCAACCACATCTCCAACTCGATAGGATTGACAATAACAAAGGTTATGAACCGAATAATTTACGGTTTGTTACCCCGATGCAGAACGTTCACAATAGGCGGTCTGTTAAGAGCTTGCAAAAAAGAATCCAAGAGCTTGAGGCGGAAATCAGAAGTCTACGATCTGAAAAACTGCGGACCAAATAATCGGTTTACAATTAACACAGACTTAGGACCGATTATTGTCCACAACTGTGGATATGGTGCGGGTGCTCCAAAATTCGCCATGATGTCTGGAATGACGGAAGACGAAGCTAAAGAGGCTGTGAACCTTTATCGCACCAAAATGAAGAAGGTGAAGAAGCTGTGGTCAAATTATAACACAGACATCATCACTTCTTACGATACGCAGAACCGATTCACTGTGGATCTTCCGAGTGGTCGGACTCTTGACTATGGAAGACTTAGCCCCAAAAAGCAAAACGACAAAATCCATTACGTGGCAATGATGCCCAAAAATGGAAAGCGTGTACCTGTTAAGCTTTGGGGTGGTCTAGTGGCCGAAAACGCGAGTCAGGCTTTAGCCCGTGACATCTTTAGTCATATGTTGTGTAAGATCGATTCCATTGGACATAGTGCCAAATTGATCATGCACGTACATGACGAAGTTGTTGTAGAGGCTGACGCCGATAAAGCTGAATACGTCTTATCCCAAATCATCGATATCATGTCCACTCCACCGGATTGGATTCCAGACATACCACTTTCCGCCGAAGGAAAAATTCTAACCAAATACGAAAAATGAGCTACCGATACCTAAAGAACCTAAGAGAAACAAAAGCCGTTAAAGCACAAAGCCTTAACAACCTACAGAAACCAAAACCAAAATTCGCCTCTAAGGCAGACTTCCGTGCGTGGTGTTCCAACGCTGCAACAGACCATGTGTTCTACAATATGGTCGAAGGAAGTACGCCATCGAAGCGGATCAGCAACGACAACCCACCGAATAAAATCTATGGCGTAGTTGCCGACTATGACGCTCCAGTTAATTGGGGCAGCATTGACAGCGACATAACTGCGAAGTGTGGGGTTAATATGCCGACGTGGAGAACTAAGACACAATCTGGCTATCTCCGTTTGGTTTGGGAATTTGATAATCCGATCCCGATTGCTCCAGAGATGTTTGACGCATTCATGAAGCAAATGAATTCGTCACTCAAACTAGATCGTCTGTTTGCTGGCTTTGACAGTACCTCATTGAGGGCCAGCCAGTACTTTGAATTAGGCGAAGACTGGCACAGCTTAGGGGGTAAAGTCTCTGACGCTACAGTACAGACGGCTCTGATGAAAGCCGCTAACGATCATCCGCCGCAGTCTTCGGAGACTTCGATCCCGATCTCTGTGATCGCAGCCGAAGTTGAATCCCGATTCCCGAATCGTTGGATCGGAGAATTTGAAGTCGGATGCCGTGGTCCACTGTTCTGGATTGATGACGGTATCAACCGTGACGGTTGCCAAGTGTCGGAAGACGGCATCATCTGTTACTCTGACCGTGCTGGAAAAGGCTTCGTGTCGTGGAAGGAAATCTTCGGAGCGAAGTTCGTTAAGGATTACGAAGAGAAGAAGATGGGCAATCTACTGGACGAGTACTGGTACAATGGCAGATCGTTCTTCAAAGTCCTGTTCACTTCCGCTGTTACCATTCCACGCGAGCAACTGATTCTGGAGCTGAGGCAGTACGGATTCTCGCTCAAGCCAAAGAAGGGCCAGCCACTATCTGAGCTGGAGTCAGCTATCCTCACTATCTCTAACCAGAACCGCATCGACGAGATCGCGCCAGTCGTGTTCTCAAAGGATCGTGTGGTCGCCTACAACGGCCATCGGATTCTCAACTGCGCCAATATCACGCCAGTCGAGCCAGACTCAGATGGCGATCCAGCTAAGTGGCCGTTCATCCATGAGTGGCTCAATCAGCTGTTCGTCAATACTTCTGGCAATAGACCGACTGTGGAGTATCTGTATTCGTGGCTCAAGCGTTTCTACAGCGCAGTGCTAGACCGTGAGTTCGTTCAAGGACAGGCTCTGCTGCTTGTCGGACCGACGAACAAAGGAAAATCACTACTATCGAACAGAGTCATTTCCGGTCTGGTCGGCGGCTACGCCGATGCCAGCGATTACATTTCCGGACAGACTAAGTTCAACAAAGACTTAGGACGTGTTGCCGCATGGGTCATTGACGACACCACATCGGCTGCGTCCTTTCAGGATCAGCGCAAAGCCACAGAGATTATCAAACGATCTGTCGCCAACCCGCGAGTTGAGTATCAAGCGAAGTACGCAGACGCCATGTCGATTCCGTGGACGGGACGAGTGATCATGTCTCTGAACATGGATGCCAACAGTCTGTCCGTGATTCCGGCTCTGGATTCAAGCAACAGAGATAAGCTGATGGCACTCCGTATTAGTGACAAAGCCACCAGCAACTTTCCAAGGAATTCGGTACTGGAAGCGACTATCGAACAGGAACTGCCACACTTCGCGAAATTCCTAATCGACTGGAAGATCCCGAAAGAGATCGAAGACTTCGGACGCTTTGGCATCGTCAGCTATATCGACGAGACAATTGCCTCCGCTGCCTATGACAACTCCAGCCGTTCGTCAGTGGCAGAGTTGGTGGAGTTCTTCTCTAAGCGTTGCCGCGCACTTAATCCAGATATGGATATCTGGCAGGGAACGCTTACGGAATTCCAAGTCGCGCTACACGATTTCAACAATGGTCGTGGCGTCGGCATGTCCAACAATCTGGAGTTCGTCCGCCGTGGCATGTCCACGATGGAAGAGGCAAGCCGGAACAACAAGCACTTGCGTCCGGTCAAATCTCATGGCCAAGGCGGTGGTAAGATTTGGGAGATCAATCTGAACCCCAAATACGATATCACTGTTGGTCCTTCAGATAATCCAGCAGAAGCGGCATAGCAGTGAGCTTCTTAATTTCAATGTGATAACCATCGGTCTTGTACTTGAAATTAGAATCCGCTTCTACTTCGTCCTTCTTCTTGAACATGGAACGACGCCTGAATGATCCAGTTTTAATCCACCCCAAAAGCCACAACTTGTTTAACGAGTTGTGGCAGCGGAGGAAAACATAGAGATCATTCTGAAACATATGGGTCTTCTTCAATTCCACAGAAGCCAGATAATCTGGTTTCGGAATTGAAGAAGCCTGTTTTGTTTTAACCTCAATCGAGATATTTGAATGCGACATCAAGTCGTAGCTTTTGGTAGCTGGAACTGTGTTGTCGATAAAGGCACTAAGATATTTCTCAGTGGCGATTTCGCCTAAGAATCCGCTCATTCTACCAGCACCTCTAGTGTATGAGTTTGCCAAAACACCCATCTGTTCTGACATATCGGCGGCTCGTTTGAAGTCCTCACCAGAAGGGCGGAACTCAATAAACTTCCCGTTTGCAACGGGTTTGAATTGGTCAAGCATTAGATTTTGCAATACGTTTCAAGAAGGTGTCCCATGCCGGAAAGAAAATCTCCTCCATACACCGAACTATTGGCTCTTGCTCATAGCGATCAGCAAACCCGACACCAGAAAGAAGCAACGCTGCCTCCATCAATTCGTGTCGGATAGTAATCAATTTAATAGAATCTGGAATAGCACGGCTAATCTCAATCGTTTTGAGGTCGTGCTTATACTGGCCATAGGTATCATCAAGATCGCAGAAAAGTAGGCGTACACGCCTACCTGCAACCATAATTGTCTTTGGCCATTTGTTTTTCATCTGTTTAAAATTTATTTAGTTTTTAAGATAAGCGCCGATCAACGGCTTCCATAAAGGATTCATTTTTAACCAGTGAAGGAATTATTGTAGCCGCATCTTTAAAAAATTGTCCGTCTTTATCTCCTTCGTATTCTCCTTTTTTGGAGCGGCGTAGGGCTTCGAGCATATTTTTTGAATCTATCGAGAACCCCTCAAATCTAGACTCTTCTGGTTTTTTATCCTCAGCTTCAATATATTTACCTAAAGACTCCCCGTCAAAACGTTTACCTGTCAACTTAAAATTCTCGCGGGTAACGCGCCCCAACACATCAATTGCCTCAACTGGTTTTGTAAGGTGGTCAATTGCAGAGTCTTTAGATCCAGCTTCTGTTGATCCTTTACTATAATTGGGCTCAGTACTTCCCGTCGGGTAAGCTACATGTCCCAATTCGTGTTGAATAATATCATCTTGGCTAATCCCATATTTAGATTTTAATTGAGATTCGGGCAATACTTCAATTTTTTCAACCTTATTAATACCCCTAACATCCGGTCTAGAGCTATATGCTAGACCTCCTGTACCTAAAGGTAAGTCTGGATTTTCTTCAATAGGGACTGGCGCGTCTAAACTATTATCTAGATCTCTAGCCGCAAAAGATCGCTTATCAAAGCGCTTAGGTATCCCATCACGAATGGCTGGTTCCCATGACCGTGCCGGAAAATTTTCATCTGTATATTCCTTCGCAGCGGCTAATTCTTTATCGTAATTTCTACCATATGCTCTAATTAAGTAATCAGAAAGTTTAGCAATTCTTTTGCTTTCTTTTGTAGTATTAGATTCTTCACCAGAATCTTTACCATATTTTTTGATTACGTAATCAGCAATCTCAGAAGTATTGTCTTTTGGTGGCATATGTTTAAAATAAGTTAGATAGGTCAACTCATGCTTGACCTATTGCTCACTTTTTAACCTTAACAGCTCCGCTGTGAAGCTCCTTCTTCAGCTTGCCTTGTTCCTTTTCGGAGAGCGGGCTAACTTTGGAGAGCAAGTAAGCGACTTGTTTCTGTGATTTGGATTTGGCTGGTGTCATAGTTTAATATGTTCGAGTTGATGGGACAGATCTAGCTTTTGATGCCTTATCAAGTTCTTTAGCGTATTCGGGATTTTCTTCTTGGAGTTTTTTCCAATCTTCTTTTATTCTAGCATTTTCTTCTGGAGATTTTTTATTGGCATAATCCCATCCACCGTCGAACATTCGGTAAACTGATTTTCCTTCTTTTGCCGCTTCTTCTCCAGATGCAAGTAACCCAAGAAGACCAGCTGCTTTACCTGCTTTTGGGGAATTTAATTCGTTTGTAACCACTCTAGAAAGTGATGTTCTCACTGGTTCGTATTTTCCTTCCCCAACGTGCTTCCACAGTTTCACCTCAGAGGCTGGTAAACTCGTATGTGGTTGTTGCGTTTTTGGGTCAACTGGAGGGAAGTGTGTAGAACCCTTCCCATGTCTTCCAGTTGCAGACACAGATAGCGGAGATTTCGTTTCAATAATGTAATGGTTTGGGTCGGCTTTTGCATAAGACACACTAGCCTCACCCTTTGCAAATGAGGGCCATTTAGTTGGCCTATTACCTAAACTAATCTTCCCATCTTTTGATTTTAGCTCATAATCTACTCCCGCTGTTTTCGCTGAACGAACTACTCCAGATTGCTGAATATCTTTAGCCGCAGCTTCACCACGAATTACACGATAAAACTTATTTTTATCTTGAAAATAATCAATCGATTTTGGAGATTCTCGATTTGCCACCGCCTTAGAAAGTAGTGTAGCTATTTTTTTCTCCTGTTCTAATTCTTCCGGAGTCATGGTTTCTCTGCGGATAGCCAGCTAATGATTGCGTCTGCGTAGGCTCTGGCCAGCTCTTCGCGGCGGACGGAATAGAAATCAGTCTCTTCGACATTGCTGCCGAAGTAGGGCTCCAGAATAGCCGCTGGACAGTGGGTACGCTGTAGGAACGCAGAACCTCTGTCGCCGCTGGCGATGGCTTTCAGACCTCTGGATTTCCGCTGTAGGAAAAACTTCTTGAACGAGAAATGAAAACAGGATGCCAGTCTGGCGGAGCGTCCGGAACGATGCCAATGGAGAAACTCGTATCCGTTGGCCGTCGGTCCGGCAGAGTTGAAGTGCAGCTCGACGGCTACGTCAGCGGCGTACTCCCTAATCTGTGCGGCGATCCAGCTCATTGCGCTGCTGTAGCCAGAGCCGCCGTATTCGGACCAGACTTTCACGTCGTGCTTCGCGTCACGCAAAAGCTCCGCTGTGCGTTCCGCAAGCGGTTTGTTGAAAGCCCATTCAGAGACGCCGTCGGTATTCACCGCACCTTTGTCGCCTGAACGGCTATGTCCAACGCAAATAGCGATCTTTTTGGACATGCGGTGAATACCTTTCCGTAAGGATTACTTGGCGTCTTTGGCCTTGATCAAGCCAACGCCAGCGGTTACGGCAGCAAATGCGCCGACGAAATCGGGCGCTCCGCCTTTGAGGATTTGGATGCCAACGTTAGAAAGTGTGGCAATAATGGTTAATACTCCGAGTACGGTAGTTTTCATAGGCGTGTTGTGGTTATGGTTTTTTCTTGTTGCGCCACCTCATTATGAGCTGGTTCACCATGTTATACAGCGAAACGATGCTGATTGCAAGGAAAATAACACTACTCCCAAATCGCACCCACCAGTCCAATTGTTCCTGAAATGAGGTGATGATGGCTAGAGAAGAGGCGGCTGCGCCAGTAGCCCCATTTAGATAAGACCACATAGGACTGTTTGAGATATCGGTGGCTAAGTGGTCTTGCAACATATTGGTTAGTACATGTTTTGTGGGGTCCCGTTTCCGGAATAGGGGTCGATGGTAAAGACTTGTCTGGCGGCTCCACGGCTGGCATCTTTCTCCTCTTCCAGTAGCTGGCGGCAGACTTGCCAGTGGTAGCCGGAGCGTTCGATGTCGGCGTTG